CGGTAGTCGCACTCCGGGACCATGTATTTGGCCAGCCGTTCATCCACATCCATTACGGCCATCTTGATCCGCGCCATCCATTGGCGGGTCTCCTTGTGGGCCTTGACGCACAATCGCTTGCGGGCCATCTGGATGAGGGCTTGGGCGTTGATCCACATGAGGTGGTTGCACGGTGTCCAGCGGTTTTGTTCCCAGCCGCCCAGGTCGTCCCGGTGGGTCTGGACGAAGTGTTCGACACCGATCTTGTGGCGGACCAGGTGGACCGAGACAAAGTGCGGGACCCCATGCAGGGCCACGGTGAACATCTGCGTCCGGATGGGACTGTGTTCGCACCGATACAGCCGGTCCAGGTCCACGGACAGCATGGACCGGGGCGGCTCGTGAATGGTGAACCGGCAGGCCAAGTCCACCAGATCGTTGCCGGTTCGCTTGGCCACGATGACGTGTCCATCAAATGCCACAGGAACCTCCCTTGCATTGTCGATCCGTGAAGTCCCCGTTCCCATTGGCCCGCCGCTTCGCCATCTCGTAATCCACCGGCTCAAGGACCTGTCCCGGGATCGCGCCATCCGGATAAAAGGTTACGCCCCGGAGCTGCCGACTGAATCCGTAGAGCAGCTCGGCCATGTCATCCACCAAGTCCTCGTTGTTGAACTCGGTTCCCCATGCGGGAAGGTTGACGGTGGAGCTAACCCCCATGTCGGTGTGGGCCTGGACCTGGGCCTGGACGGCAAGCCGCCGCTCGACATCCTCGGCCATGTCCCCGGCGGTCTCAATCGATGTCGGGTCAATGCCGCGCTCCTCGACCAGATATTCCACGGTGGGGTCCAGCATGGTTTCGATCTTCCAGTCCACGCCGTCCACCAGGTAGCGGCGCTGCATGGCATGGGCGAAGACCGGCTCGATCCCGGAGGTCGTACCCGCGATCAGGCTAATGGTTCCCGCAGGTGCCACGGCATTGGTCCGCTCAGGGACTCGAACCCCAAGCAGGTCGGCGGCGTACTTGGCCCCGTAGTAGCTGGCGTGTCGCCAATGGCCAAGCCATCCGCCCAGCTCCTTGGACGGGGCGTAAGGTAGGCCCCTTTGAAGGAACCACTCGTGAAGTCCCATCAAGCCCACCCCGATCTTGGGATGGTCCTGTCGGCTCCGGTACAGTCGGTTGTAGGGCAGCTCGGCACGGTTGCCGCCCGCCGTGAGGAAGGCGGCGGCCAGCCACGTTGTCTTGTGGAGCTGGTCCAGGTTCTGGATACGGCTGAGATTCACCGAGGCCAGGTTGCACACGTCGTCGTCAAGGTCGGAGATGAACTCGGTACACGCGTTCCGGCGGGTGCGGGTGCCCTCGTTGTCCATGATGTTGAACGAGAAACCGGGTTCGCCGTACTGCATGGCCAGCTCGACATTGGTGCGGAAGATGTCCCGCGCCTCTCGTACCCCCCAGGCGTAATTGTAATGCCACAGGCCGTCGTACCCCACGGAGATGTTGGTCATGTCCAGGGGGGCATGGGAGTTGAAGTCCAGGGCCTTGGCCAGTCGAAGCTCCTCCGACCACAGCTTGGCCTGCATGAACTGCCGGATGTCCCGGTGGTTCCAGTTGAGCCCGGCCCACATGGCGCTGCGTCGGGACCCGCCCTGCATGACGTTCCGGCCAATCTCGTTGATCATCAGCATGAGGTTCAACGGGCCGCTGGCGGTTCCGCCGGTGCGACCAAGCCGCGACCCGGACGGACGAATGTTCGAATATGCGACACCCACACCGGCACCACACATGAGGCTGGAGGTAACGCGCCAGACCAGATCGGCCCACCCTTCGCGGGTGTCGGACGTGGCCAGACTGACGCAGTTGTTCCAGTATCGGACGGGACGACCCGCGTAATAAAGGTATCGACCGGCCGGGATGAACCGCATTTGTACGATCTCGTCCTCGATGTCGTCGCACACGGACTCGGGGAGCTGACCCCGGCAGACATCCTCCACGACTTGATGGGCCAAATCCTCCCAACACTCGCAGCCCGGGTGCTGGTACTTCTGTCGAAAGATCATCCGACCAAAGTCATTGCGGAATGTCATGCCACCCCCGTCGATCCGAAGCCGCCATGTCCGCGCTCGGTCTCGTTCAGGCGCTCGACCTCGGTCATGCCCATGCGGAACACGGGACTGAGGACGGCCTGAGCGATCCGGTCGCCCCGGTCGAACACCATGTTGCGCTCGGTGCTGGTGTTGTGGATGATGAGCGTGACCGGGCCGCGATAGTCCGAATCGATGGTGCCGGGACTGTTGGCGATGTAGTTGGGGAATGGGATGGACAGGCCGGAACGGGGCCGAATCTGAAGCTCCATCCCCTCCGGGACGGCGACACCCCACCCAAGATCGACGAGGCTTTTGCCGCCCGGCTGAATGGAGATCAGGCCGGGAACCCTGATGTCGGCACCGGCCGCACCCAAGCTCTTATAGACGGGCATGATGGCCCGGGGGTCGAACCGTTGCCAGGACACAGGGATGTTCATAAACCGGTGGTCAAAACTCGGTTGGTAGCGGTTGCTCATTCTTTTTCGCCTTTCTTTTCTTCCGCGTAGGTGCATTGCCGGGAAGCAAGCGACCTGTGATGGGGTTGTATTCAAGGGTGTCGGCCACTCCGACCCGGCCGGTCTTTCGGTTCTTGAGCAGCCGGATGGTCGAGATGTCGCCACAGGTTTCGTCCTGCTGATCCCGTTCCAGGGCCACGACGACATCCGAAAGCTGTTCCAGACTGGCGCTGCCTCGCAGGTCGGACAGAGCCACCTGCCGTCCCTCGGTGAAGGCTTTGCCCTCCCCCGGCGGACGTTTCAAATGGACGATGGCCAGTACGGAACAGCCGGTCTCCTCGATCATGGCGCGTAGACGGGTCATCAGTTTGTCGAGCATGCGGCGCTCGTTCTCGCCATACTTTTCGTCGAGGCCTGACACCGCGATGGATATGTGGTCGAGGAGTATCCACTTGCACTCCAAGGCCACGGCCATGTACCGCAGCCGACCGACCAGTTGATCCAGGTCCAGCGACCCGAAATGGTCGTAGAACTCGAACCCGCCGGTGGCCAGGACATCCCGATAGGCTTGGTCCTTCTCCCGTTCGGGCCGGTCGGGGATAAGATGGTACGGGACGTTGAGGTGTATGCCCATGTGACGCCAGGCCGCCTCTTCGACCGCCTCTTCCAAGGCCACGATACCGGCCTTGACCTTGGAGGTCTTGGCCAGTTCATGCGCGATCTCGTGGGCCAGGGTGGACTTGCCGACCCCGGACCCGGCCGTGAACAGGTACAGCTTCTTCGGGTCCCACCCCATCAGCATTTCGTCCAGCTTGGGATATTGGGATTGGACCCCCTTCGCCCTGGGCTTCATGATACGATCCCGCAAGTCCCGCCCGTTGACGACGCCCTTCGGCCGGTAGGCGTTGGCCTCCAGGATTGCCGAAGCCAGGGCCTTGGGACCGGCCGCCGTGAGCATGGCGTTGGCGTCCTTGTGCCCACCGAACGACGCCACGGCCACCTTGCCGGGCGGCAGCAGAGGGATGACCTTCTCGACTGCGGCCCGGCCCGGTTCGTCGTCGTCGAAGGCCAGCACGATCTTCTCGAACGAGCTGATCCATTCCAGCTTCTCCTTGACGGCCTTGACCGCCGACCCGGTTCCGCCGGGGATCGACACCACGGGCCAACTCAGGCCGAACACCTGGGCCACGGACAGGCAGTCAACCTCTCCCTCGGTGATTACGAGGCGGTCGCCGCCTTCTCTCCACAGGTGCTGACCAAACAGGTCCACTGCCTTGGACTCCCCGATCCAGAAGAAGTCCTTCTCCTTGACCAAACGGACGTGTTGGCCGACCACTTGCTGTCCCCGCCGGTACTCGGCAATGTGGACCGGGCGGCGACTGTTGTCGTGGCCGACCTGATAACTGAACTTCTTACAAGTCTTGGCCTCCAAGCCGCGACTGTCGATGGGATGGTATATCCCTTGGATGAAGTTGTCGGGCATGGCTTGGGCGGCTTCGCCCCCTTCCGTGCCCCGGTAGGTCTCGCAGGAGAAGCAGAAGCTGTGCCCGTCATCATATACCGCCCGAGCGTCGGACGATCCGCAATCAGGACACGAGGTTTTCTCCACCAGTTCCGACATCGCATACCCCCGACTGTAAGGTGTACCGGGCGTACCGCTTACCCCGGTACGAGGTTCGGTGTTCCGTCCGAATCTGGTGCCCGGCGTGGCGCAGACGGTGAATACACCCGGCCAGACTCTGGACGCCCACCTCTTCGGACGCCTTGAGCGGGGTCAATGCCCGTCCCGATTTGAGGTAATTAAGGACGTGAAGGTCAGCTGGAAACAGTTTTACGACTTCGGCCATGGTTGCGCTCCTTCAACCAGCTTGCGGGGACCTCCCTCTTCGCGCACCGGAAGCCGTGCTGTTTGCACCACTGCCGGTACGAGGTGGGCGACCCCTTGTAAAGTTTCTTGTCCGGGTTCATGAACACGAATCGGATGTCCAGGTCGGGCCGCTGCTCCTTGATGAGCAGGTGCTTCTTGCGGTCGGCGGCCTCAAGGATACCCTTGGTTTCGATGTAGATGTCCACACCGGGCAGGTGGAAGTCAGGCGTGTAGCTGCATTCTTGGGCGGGTCGGACGAACTTGATCCGGTGCGGCTCGTACTCGTACTCGATCCCGCTCTGTTCGAGAAACCGGGCGAACCCGGCCTCGAACTTGGAGCGATACCGGCCGCACCTGGGTTGGCGGTTACCACGCGACATCTGCGTCCCCACCGTCATCACCGCCGGAACCTTCCGTCTGCGCCTCGAAGGTGTCGGCGCTGAAGCCGCCCTCTTCCTCGCCAAACGGATTGCCCCCGCCGAACTCCACCAGCTCGATAAGCTGGACCGCGTTAAGGTAGAGGCTGACCCCAACCCGCCTGGAGCTGGCCACGAAATAGGGACGATAGGCAAAGGCGACCTTGACCGTCGATCCGTTCCCGATCTTGGGGACGGGGTTGACCGTCCGACCCTTGGCGTCGAAGACCCGGGGCTTCATGTCCATCAAGCCCTTCTTGGTCTGGACCTTGGCCTTGCTCTTGAACCGAACCACGATCCGTCCGGTCTCTTCCCCGGTTTCGGGGTCCTCTTCGGCCTGATAGGGCTTGGCCAGGACCGCCTTACTCTTCACCGTCGGTTTAGTCTCCTTGGTCTGCTCTTCCCAGGCTTCGTTGGCCATTTCGTCCAGCCGGTCCAGGAAGGATTGAACCTGTTCGGTCTGTTCCAGGACCAGCTCGATCCGGTAGATACCGTCCTCGTCGAACCTGGTGTCCGGCTTGTCCAGGAATGCCCATTTCGCTTCGCCTTTGGGGGATACGATTTGCTTTGCCATTTCAATTCTCCTTACTTAAAGGAATGTTAATTCGGATTCGTCCTCGTCATCGTCCAGTTCGTTCACGTCCAGCCCGGCCGTGTGATAGATGGCCACCGGGTCCAACCCGGCGACCGTTGCCGCCATGAAAATGTCGCAGGGGATCGGCAGTCCCGTCCGGGCCAGCTCTTCCAGGCTGTAGGCCAACCATTCCTCGTAGCCACGTTCGCTCAATCTCAATCACCTCCCCTCCGGGCCAGGTCGTGATTGACCGGCCGAAATGTGTTTTTGGTTCTGGTGCGCCGTGGAAGCCCCAAGGGTTTCCCAACACATGGCCGGAAACCCTTGGGGTGTAACGGGTTGCAACGGATTTCAGGGGTGCGACCGTTGCATTTCTGCATGAGTTTAGGCAAAGAAATAGTCCGCGTCCCGGACCTTATTAAGATCAAGCTCGCCCTGTTCCGGCGGGTCGGGCAGCTTGGACCGGACTTGCGGGGATGATGACTGCTGCACCTCTGCATGGAAGTCGGAAAAAACATTACGCCCTTGGTACATCCGAACGAACTCCTCCCGGAGTACCGAATGAAGGAGGTCGGTATCACAGGCGTGGGTGCCATAGCTGTCATGCACAAGCGCATAGGATTTGACGCCATGGTTTCGGAGGCCAAGCACGGTCAGCATAAGATGGGCCGCGTCCATACTGTGGATGAAGTTGGGGGCAAGGCCGTTCATGTGCCGGGCGTTGTCGGCGGTGTTGGGAACATCTTCCTGGATGTTGGTGGTGAGACGGACGCCGCCGAAATATGTTTTGACCCGCTTGGTCTTGGTTTTGAGATACCGTTGTGCCACCGGCAACCCGACGGGCGTGGTCCAAGAGATGTCGTACCGATCCTTATCCTTTAACAGTCCCTTGGCCATGTCCTTTAAATAGTCCATCCCCTCCCGAGCCTTCCTGACCACGGTTCCGATGGCGGCCTGATTGACCTTGGCCATGTAGGGGATGGCCTTGGCCGTGTCCGCACCATCCCCGAGGAAGGGTTGACCCAGGGCCTCCGACCGCTTGCGGACCTCATCGTCCAACTGGTCCGTGAACCCATACAGGGTCGCCCCATACGGGGTGGTCATGGTGTTGCGCTTGGCAATCCCCCGATCCACCTTGCCTGCCCAGGGCTTGGCCGCCGGTTCGCCGTTGGCGGCGTCCTTCTCGACCATCACCGCCGCCGCTTGGGCGACCTCCCGATAGATGTCCTGCGGACGGTCGGCCGGGAGAAGGTTGGTCGCCGCGCCGCCAACGGGGTCCAGAAGAGCGGCCGAGTAGTGCTGGAGACCGTTGCACGACCCGTCCATGGCCACCGGAATCCGGGACTCGAAGGTCGGACCCTGTTCGTGCTGGCCAAGCCACTCGAATGCAAATGCCAAGAACTTCCACGGGTCGTCGGCCTTGGTCCAGAACCGACCACCGTCCAGGGGATTGCGGGCGCTGTCCAGGATCAGGGCCTCGCTGTCCCGAACCCATTGGACCCGCTCGTCCAACGACACCTTGTCCTCCCCGAACACGTTGGCCCCGTGTATGGCCAACCAGTAGACCCCCCGTTCGCCAAGAGCCTTGCCTTCCGCGAACTGGATCAGGGCCTTGCCCGTCTCGTCGGCCTGGGGGTTGAGGAAGGGGCAGACCGGATAGACCCG